ACTTATCAGCGCCAGCAGACCACGAGGAAATCAATAACAAGAAATTACTTTATGGAGAAGACTTCTGTCGGCATGCGGTGATCGTACACGAGGGGCCGTTCGATACTTGGCGGACTGGCCCGGGAGCGGTGGCAACATGCGGGACAGGGTTCTCCAAGGCTCAAGTCTTAAAGATTAGCAAGTACCCTGTGCGAGTGATATGTTTTGACAACGAAACCCAAGCCCAGAAAAGAGCAGAGCAACTCTGTGATCTAATAGAACCGTTCCCGGGTGAAACCTACAACGTGACACTCGTGGCGAAGGACGCGGCCGAGGCCAGTGAAATGGAAATCCAAGAGCTGAGGAGGTTCCTGGAATGAACCCGAAATTCAGAGGGATTTGGATACCAGCGACAGTCTGGTTCATGTTCCTGAACAAGGAAATTGGAGCCACGGAACTTCACTTGCTGGCGACGATCGATTCCCTGGTCACACCAGAAAAGGGCTGCTATGCGTCCAACAAATACCTCGGAGAAATCCTTGGGGTTCGACCGGATTACATCGCCCGATTGATCAGTAAACTGAAACACAAAGACCTCATCAAACAAGTCAAGTTCGACGGGCGCCGGCGGTACTTGGAAACCGTCTGGAGTCGGGTAGAGTTGGACAGGTTGTCCTCGTCTGAGTTGGAGGACAATCCACCTCCCCCTTCCCCCTTGGGGAAGGTTAAGAACAAAGCACATCCCGCTGGCGGGTTTGGATTTGAGCCAGAGGAAGAAGAAACAACTCACCATGCACCATTCGACAAAGCGGCAGCGCTTCAACTTCAAACAACCTTGCCACCCAACAAACAGAAACAACGTCTGCCCAAAACCTGGCCCAATCACTTCCGACTATTACGAACGGCAGACAACATCCCCAAGGAAATGATTGAAGCTGCCTTGGATTGGTACTGCGAAAACTACCGTGACCAATGGACACCGAAATGCTACACGGCCAAAATCTTCCGTGACAAGTTTGACAGGGTGGTTGCGGCAATGAAACGTGGGCAACGGGACAACCCCCAGATCACCGTCACCCCTGAAGCAGAAAAGGTTGTGGAGAGGTTGTTGATGGCGCATTGGCCGAAGGGGGCAGGGCAACAACTGCCAGCGTTTGTCCAAGTCTCATTGGATGGATACGGGTGGTTCCGTGATCAAGTTATACAGCAGGCAGAACTGATCGATCCCAACACGGCCAGCGAACCACAAGAAAGGATGCGGCTGACACGGCATCGGAACCTGCTGCGGCACCTGGTGGACGTGTTGCCGGCGCCCAGCCACTTCGTAGAGACGTGGTTCAGCAACATCTGGAAGCGGGTGAACAACTGGGAAGCGTGGAGTGGCAACTTGGCGCCGTTGAGCTTCGATGTTGATTCTTCAGAATTTGAAAAGTACATCGCGGGCCTGATCGTTAATTATGGGCAGGATGCAATGGAAGCAAATAAACTCCTGACAGGGATGGACTATGAAGGTAGCAAAGCGTGACGGGTCAAACGAACGCCGAATCCTCACCGGCATGATTGTGGACAAGCAGGTTCTCGCCCGCATAGCAACCAAGTGGGAAGGCGACTTGTTCCGTTCCCAATGGGGCAACCTCATTGGCGGGTGGTGCGTTGACTTCTTCAACGAGTACGAGGACGCCCCCGGGAAAGAAATCGAAGGGCTGTTTGAGGCATGGGCCAGCACCAACCGCGACGAAGACACCGTCAAGATTGTGGAGCGGTTCCTAGGTGGCCTGTCCGAGGAACATGAACACCTCAGCAAAGAATCGAATAGCAACTACGTGATTGATTTAGCGTCCAAGTATTTCAACCAAGTAAAACTCAAACGCCTTGCCGACTCGATCAGCGGGGACGTTACTGCCGGCAACTTGGACAGCGCCCTGAAGCGGGTCAGTACCTATGGTCAAGTTGAGATGGGAGTGGGCGCGGGGATTGATCCCCTGTCCGACGAGGGGGCCATCCGTGAGGCGTTCGAGGAACAACTGGAACCCCTTATCAAATATCCTGGCGCCCTGGGAAGGTTCTTTGGCGCCGCCTTACAACGTGACGCATTCATCTCATTCATGGGGGCAGAAAAACGAGGCAAGACGTGGTGGCTGTTGGACGTGGCTTGGAGGGCAATGACCCAGCGCAGGAAAGTTGCCTTCTTTGAAGTGGGGGACATGAGCCAGAACCAAATCATGCGGCGCCTGATGGTGCGCGCTGCCCGCCGTCCGTTGAAACCGTCGGAGTACAAATACCCAACAAAGATTGAACGCGAATCTGGTGCGCCAATGGCAGCGCTGGTGGTGGAGGACAGGAAGGAGGCGACCGAGATGGGATGGCAGACCGCTTACAAGGCCTGCCAGCGAATCATCAAAACCAAAATCAAATCCAAGGAGGCGATGCTTCGCCTCAGCTGCCACCCGAACTCGACGCTGACGGTCAGCGGCATTCGTGCCATCCTCCAGAACTGGGAACGTGGTGGTTGGATACCTGACGTGATCGTAATTGACTACGCGGATATCCTGGCTCCACCTCATGGGATTGCGGACACCCGTGATCAAATCAACACCACTTGGAAACAACTTCGGGCGCTGTCCCAGTCTACTCATTCCCTGGTCGTGACCGCCACCCAAGCCGACGCCGCCTCGTACAATGCCAACACCATTGGGCGGTCAAACTTCAGCGAGGACAAACGCAAGTTCGCCCACGTCACCGGCATGGTTGGGCTGAACGCCAACTCGGACGAAAAGGAATGCGGGCTCATGCGGTTGAATTGGATTGTGTTACGGGAATCGCCTTTCAGCGAAACCCAATGCGTCCACGTCGCGGGCTGTTTAGAGGTGGGGAACCCAGCCATTCGGTCTACGTTCTAGGTTGCTCACGGTGGCCCCTGCTGCCCATCTAAGGGACTTCCATGCCCTGGCCCCTAGATTATGCGGGGAACCCGGAAACCCCCTTAGATCACCGTTAAATTGCCCGGGCAGAAATCCTGAAAATATCAGGGAAATAGGAGTGGACAGGGTCTTAGACAGCCGTTATATTACATAGACAAGAAACAAAACAGGAGACAAAACAATGACCAAGCAAAACGAAATCAAAACTGAAATCATCGAAACCCTGCTGGAAAACATTTGTGGCCAAGACGACCAGACCACAATGATTGAAACCGTCGAGGAATACTTCAACGAGTCAGACACCGAAGACCTCCAAGACTTTGATACGACACTTGAAGACTTTCGCCTTTATGTTGAACTCGCCTACGGCGAAGTCAATTGGATGTAACCCACCAACCAAGGAGACCAAGACCATGACCATGACCAAAAACAACGAACTTAACAACTTCAAAATTGACCTGTGCGACTGGCTGATCGGTATCAACTGCAGCGAAGCCGCGTGTCACCATATTCACCAGCAGGTCGATCAGTATTTTGCTGAACTCTATGACCACAACAAGGCAGCCGGCCTCGTCACTTATCTGGAAGCGCAGGAAGGCACCGGCGCGATTGATTACCTCATCGAGGACTTCGGGATGTGGGTGAACGATACCAAAGTCCAACCCGCCCCCAAGAAAAAGGTCATCGAGGACGACACCCTGAACGCAGCAGTGGGTGACTTGGACAATGATGACTTCAACGCCCTGCGGGATAGTTATTACAAAGCTAGCGACGGGATGCTTGCCCTCATGGATGCGATGGACACCGCCGCCAAGGCAACCAGCCTTGCCGCCGCCGGCGCAAACAACTTCAACTGCGGCCGGGCCATTGGGCTGATGGTTGCAATGAATGCACAGTATGCGATCGTCAAAGCTGCCGTCGAAAAGTTTGACGAGTGTGACTTCGGCCGGGTTCTGTAGAAGGTCGAAACCCCCTCGGGGGTCTGCCGCTTGTGGCGCGCACTGATGAGACCAACACCAACCCCAACCAAGGAGACCAAGACCATGACCATGACCGTCAAAAACATCATCAACCAAGTTTCAACCGCACTGGTCGAGTACAGCAAAGTCGACCTCAAGCACGCCCTCTTCGCCGCGATGGAGAATTGGGAATACGGTGGCGTCATCCATTCCGCGGACGAGGACGCAGGCAAATGCTTCCTGACCAAGTCCGCAGTCCACAAGCTCAACAAGGATGGGCTCATGGACGCGCTGTTGCCTTACATCCGCCACGAGGAGGATGTACAGGCGAGGCAGGAACTCTCCGATACCAAATACCGGCAGGGTATCCTGAAGCGTGACTGGGATTACTCGCGGGACGACCGCATGCCCCTGCCCCACGCCTTGCTCGCACTTGAGCGTGGCCTTGCCACCATCATTCGTTCCTCCGAAATTGAGTGCGACAAAATCGGCAAGCTGATTGCTGCCTCGTCGGCTATCCACATGGGCGAGGAAATTCGTCGGCATGGTTCGGAAGTGTTCTACCACGGCGCACTCGCGTCCTACGGACACCAACTGCGCAGTCGGATCAAAACCTGGCTGGAGGCAAAGGGAGATGACCGCATGACCAAGGACGAGGTGCTCGGTTATTTCATCGATGTTCGGAACGATGCCATTGCCCACGTCACCTCCGACATCAACTTCGGCAGCAGCGACGCCATGTCTCGGGTGAGGTTGATGGAGGAATTTCGTGCCTCCCAGAAGTGGTCGCGGATTGCCTCGCAGGTTTGCAAGGCATTCGAAAAGGATATGGAACGAGACCCGACGGATCATAACCTGTCCGGCGAAAAGTTGGACACTTGGCACAGCAGCGTTAACTTGAGTTAAGTGTTCGCCATCACCCCCTCGTCCGGTTGTCGGACGAGGGGAGAATGCTGCACACGAGTTCCGAGTATAAAGTAACCAACACCACTATCACGAGGAGACCAAGACCATGACCGCGACAACAACAAAACGATTCGACAATAACCTCGCTTCACCCCACTTTGGACTGCGCCTGACCGACTGCTGTGGCGCCCACTCCACCTTCCACATGGAAGGGCCAGACGCCGAAGGCTATACCCTCTGCTGTAAATCTTGTTTTCATGAAGTGGAGACAGGGGAAGGCGACGGGTCGGAACATTTCAAGGTCGAACTCAAGGCCGTGAAGTACCACGCCGACATGAGTGAGGAAACCGACTGCTTCAGTGCCAACCTTTATCTGAATGGCAAGAAGGTTTGTGAAGTCCGAAATCAAGGCCAAGGTGGCCCCAACTTCTATGACTGGTCGTTCAAGGGCAAGGATGGCAAATGGCGCCGCAATCGTCAGATCGAACAGACCCTTGAGGACTGGGCCGACGGCCAGGATTTGACGTACGAACTGGATGACGTAATCTACGACGTGGAGTCGGAGAAACTGGATTGGATTGTGGGCCAGATGTTTACCAACTGGCTTGAGCTTCGTGACCTGAAGCGCTGGTGCAAGACCATGACCGTGTTCCAGCTTGAAGGCGACTTCGGTGCGTCGCACCAGATCAAAATGCCCTTCGACCAAGAGATGAAGAATTACTAGAAAAAGGAATACCCCACGCTCGCCCGCATTGGCAACGAGATGATCGTTGGCAAGTAACACCACCACCAACCAAGGAGACCAAGACCATGAAAGCGAACCCAGAATTCTGCGCCATCAAAATCACTTTCCCTAGTGGGGAAACAGGAAAAGGAGTAGTCCGTGCCGAGGATGGGAAAGTGCTGGTCGAGGCGCCCTTCGTACCATCCCTGGTCGAGCAGGAGATGAACGAGGATTGGTGGGAACAACTCGAACGGTGCTGCCATGTTTTCGTGAACGGCGAACTGGCCCATGCTGTCACCAGCATTGATCTGGTGAATGGGATTCATATTGAACGAGTTGTTCTCAGTTATGGTTTGGATCAGTTCGTAGAAAAAGTGAAATAGGGAGACCGCGATGCTGGTGCTGACAAGAAGGCTGCGTGAA